GGCTTAACTTATACGGATATTTGCAACGTATTTAAGGATAATCATGGCAACCAACATAGATAAAGCACTGTACCAACAACCCCAAGGCATGGAAGAACTGGCACAAGAAGAAGAGGCCGTTGAGATTGAAATTGTTGATCCTGAAGCGGTCAACATTCGCGCCGGTGGTTTAGATATAAGCATCATCCCCGGTGAAGAAGAGGATGACTTTAACGTGAACTTGGCTGAGGACATGGACGAGGGTGCGATGTCTTCACTGGCGGGAGACTTGAGCGGAGACGTTGAACAAGATAGAGGCTCACGCAAAGATTGGGAGAAAGCCTATACCGAGGGTTTGAAGCTCTTGGGTTTGAATTACGAGGAAAGAACGGAGCCTTGGAACGGAGCTTGTGGTGTATTTCACCCTATGATTACAGAAGCAGTGGTGCGGTTCCAGTCAGAAACAATTACTGAACAGTTCCCAGCCGCAGGCCCAGTGCGCACAAAAATAATTGGTAACGAGACTTCGGAGAAGCAAGAGGCGGCGGTTCGTGTTGAGGCTGACATGAACTATGAGTTGACAGAGGTCATGCGTGAGTTCCGCCCTGAGCATGAGCGTATGTTGTGGAGCTTGCCAGCTACCGGTTCGGCGTTTAAGAAGGTCTACTATGATCCCAATTTGGGACGCCAAGTATCTATATTTATACCAGCAGAAGACATTATTCTGCCCTACGGAACGACCGATTTAGACACTTGCTACCGCTTGACACACGTTATGCGCAAGACCAAGAACGAGATATTGAAACTCCAGCAAGCAGGCTTTTACCGTGATATTGAGTTACCTGACCCTAGCAAAGAACAAGACAACATTAAGAAGGCCAAGGACAAAGAAACAGGCTTCTCTGATTTAAATGACGAGCGTTACACCCTGTACGAGTGCCATGTGGACTTGGTGTTGGAAGGAGATGAGGATAAAGATGACGACGGTGAACCTACCGGCGTAATGCAACCATACGTAGTTACCCTAATAAAAGGAAGCAATGATGTCCTCGCCATCCGCAGAAACTGGAACCAAGATGACTCCCTCAGACTCAAACGACAACACTTCGTTCACTACCAATACATCCCGGGTTTTGGGGCTTACGGCTTCGGCCTTTTCCACCTCATCGGAGGATACGCCAAGTCAGCCACCAGTCTCATGCGTCAGCTCGTCGATGCTGGGACGCTTTCTAACTTACCCGGAGGTCTTAAGACTCGCGGAATGCGCATTAAGGGAGACGACACCCCCATCGCTCCCGGAGAGTGGAGAGACGTAGACATAGGTTCTGGGGCACTGCGTGACAGCATCTTGCCTTTACCCTACAAGGAACCTTCCGTAGTTCTGGCTGGGCTGTTAGACAAGATCGTAGAAGAGGGCCGTCGTTTTGCCGCAACAGCGGATATGAACGTGTCGGACATGTCTGCACAGGCTCCTGTGGGCACAACACTGGCTCTTTTGGAGCGCCAGCTTAAAGTTATGTCTGCGGTTCAAGCCCGTCTGCACTACACATTCAAGCAAGAGTTGCGTCTGTTGGCGGCAATCATCCGTGACTACACCGAGTCAGATTACGACTATGACCCCATTGATGCACCCCGCAAGGCTAAACAATCAGACTACGACCACATTGACATCATCCCTGTAAGTGACCCCAACGCGGCAACAATGAGCCAGCGGGTTGTGCAGTATCAAGCTGTCATCCAGATGGCGCAGATGGCTCCCGATATTTATGACTTGCCGCAGTTGCACCGCAACATGCTTCAGGTTTTGGGTATTAAGGATGCTGACAAGCTTGTGCCCCTGCCGGACGAGATGAAACCAAAAGACCCCGTGTCTGAGAATATGGCAGCGCTGCGTCTAGAGCCGTTAAAAGCTTTCTTATATCAAGACCACGAGTCCCATATTAAGGTGCACATGATGGCAATGCAAGACCCCACCGTCATGCAGTTGATTGGACAAAACCCCAAGGCCGGTCAGATACAAGGTGCAATGATGGCGCACGTTGCGGAGCACGTAGGATTTGCTTACCGGCAAAAGATAGAGCAACAAATGGGTATGCCTCTGCCTCCAGAGGGAGAGAAGATGCCACCTGAGATGGAGATACAACTTTCCGGCATGATGGCGCAAGCCGCAGCTCAAGTTTTACAACAGAGTCAAGCGCAGCAAGCCCAGCAACAAGCCCAACAACAACAGCAAGACCCGTTGGTCCAGATGCAGCAACAAGAGTTACAGATCAAACAGCAAGAACTTCAAATCAAGCAACAAGACTTGCAACTTAAAGCGCAAGAGATGCAAGGCCGCTTGGAACAAGAGTTACAGATTAAACAACAAGAAATTCAAATCAAACAACAAGACTTGCAACTTAAAGCGCAAGAGATGCAAGGCCGTTTGGAGTTGGACAACAAGCGCCTTGAAGTAGATGCTATGGGTAAAGCGGGGCAGATACAACAACAAAAAGCAACGGCAAACATTACCGCAATGGGTAAGGCTGGAGACTTAAAACGTCAACGGCAACAAATGGAGATGAACGCAAGAAACCAACAATTTAAGGAGAAACCAACTAAATGATTCAAGACTTCGCACGCGTATTGCGCGAAAAATTACGCACCGATATGAACAACTACGCAGATGACTGCGCTGGTGGGGCATGTCGCACTTTTGAAGAGTATCAAAAACTTTGCGGGACTATTCAGGGTCTAGCCATTGCAGAGCGCCACTTACTTGACCTTGCAAAGAAAGTAGAAGAAACCGATGAGTGAACTTGTTCTAGAACCGGGGCAATACGCCCTGCCTGATGTAATCCAACCCGTCGATGCACCCGTGCAAGACGCTACTGACGAAGAAAAAGCCACTATGCTGCCAGAGCCAACAGGCTGGAAGCTGTTGTGTGCCGTGCCCCCAGTCTCTGAAAAGATTGATGGTACTGCGCTTGATCTTGTACGCGATACAAGCAGTATGAAACAAGAAGAAAGCGCAACCACCGTGTTGTTTGTAATGAAGGTTGGCCCTGATGCGTATAAAGATCAGACCAAATTTCCCGCAGGCGCGTGGTGCAAAGAAGGAGACTTTGTCCTTGTACGTACCTATTCTGGTACACGGTTCAAGATCTTTGGTAAGGAGTTCCGGCTCATCAATGATGACCAAGTGGACGCTGTTGTGCAAGACCCTCGTGGGCTAACCCGCGCTTAAAGGAGCAAAAATGGCAGAGCAATATAAATTTCCTGACGAACTTGATGACGACAAAGGTCAGAAGGTTGAGATAATTCAGCCCGAAGATGACGTTGAAATTGAGATTGTTGACGATACACCTGTCCAAGACCGTGGCCGTAGGCCGTTGGACAGAGAGGTGGAAGACCCCACGGATGAAGAGATTGAGTCCTATACAAGAGGAGCACAAGACCGCATCAAGGAGTTAACCCATGCGCGTCACGACGAGCGCCGTGCCAAAGAAGCTATTTACCGCGAAAAGCAAGAGCTTGAGCGTCTTGCACAGCACATGGTTGAAGAGAACAAGCGTCTCAAACAATATGTGAACAACGGCACTGAGCAGTACGGAGCTATGGCCCAGACCGCTGCGGGGGCAGAATTAGACAAAGCACGCCGAGAGTACAAGGCGGCACAGGAGTCGTTTGACACCGAGGCCATCCTTGCGGCTCAGGAAGCACTGTTTGATGCCAAAGCAAAATTACAACAGGCAAAAAACTTTCGTCCACCCCCTTTACAAGTGGAAGAATATGATGTACAACCTCAACAACAACAGACCCAATCTGTTCAACCGGACGAAAAGACCCTGCGCTGGCAGGCAAAAAACCAGTGGTTTGGTTCCGATGGGTTTGAAGAAGTCACCAGCTTTGCACTAGGGCTGCATCAAAAACTAGTCAACTCCGGGGTCAACCCCCGCCATGATGAATATTTCGAGCAAATTGATGCTCGCGTAAAGTCTACGTTTCCCGAAATGTTCGGTGGCGGTAGCGAAAAGTCGCGGCGACCTTCTTCAGTGGTTGCTCCGGCAACACGTTCTACAGGAACAAGGAAGGTTCAATTGACGCCATCACAAGCGGCGTTAATTAAAAAGTACAACCTTGATCCTAAGAAGTATGTTGCTGAAGTTTTAAAACTGGAGAATCAAAATGGCTGAAAACCGTAACCCCCGTGATAATGTGTCACGCGAAAAATCAACTCGATACGTGTATAAACCTTCGAGTGCGTTGCCTGATCCTACCCCTGAACCCGGATGGGAGTTTCGCTACATAGCGACTCATGTCTTGGGACAGTCCATGCCAACCAATGTGTCTAGCAAGATGCGGGATGGCTGGGAACCGGTTAAGGCAGCAGACCATCCAGAACTGATGCTTGAAGGTAATGCAAAAGGTAATGTGGAAATTGGTGGATTAATGCTTTGCAAAATTCCTACCGAAAAACTCGCTGCCATGAAAGAGTATTACGACACGCAAGCGCAGAACCAGATGGATTCAGTGGACAACCACTTCATGAGAAATAACGACCCGCGTATGCCTCTGTTTGCTGACCGAAAGTCAACAACCAGTCGTGGAAGCGGATTTGGTACAGGTTCAAAATAAAGGAGTCTTAGATGGCTTATCCGGTAATTGACGCCCCTTACGGGCTAAAACCGATCAACTTGATCGGAGGTCAGGTATTTGCGGGTTCTACTCGTGAATATGCAATCATCAACAACTACGCTACAAACATCTTCTATGGGGACCTCGTGGCCTTGGTTCGCGGTAACTTAGAACGTATTTCTGTAAGTACTGGTACGGTGGGTACGGTAGTCGGCGTCTTTTTGGGATGCTCGTTTACCAACCCGTTGACCAAGCAGAAAACGTTTTCTCAGTATTATCCAGCAAGTACTGCTGCGGGTGACACTGTCGGTATCATTTGTGATGATCCTGACACTGTGTTTTCTGCTGTTGTTTGCTCGGCTACTACTGCAATTGCTTCTGGTGCTCGTGCAATGATCGGCCAAAACGTGGCCATGATCAACAACACTGGTAACACTGCAACTGGTAACTCAAAGAACGCGGTTTTAGCTCCTAGCGCTACGCCTGCAACGACAGATGCTCTGCCTTTGCGTGTGTTGGGTTTGAATCCAGATACTGAAGTCTCTCTTGGTACTGCCACATTCACAAGCATTTCAACCGCCACCATCACTTGTAGCGCAATTCCCTTTGCGTTGCCTGTTGGTACTGATGTAGGATCATTGGACTCTAACGGCAATTACATTGCTTCAGGTTCCTTTGTAATTACAGCAGCGACGGCTGGTGCGACAACTGTGGTTATGAATCAAGCCCCCATCACTGCTTTTGGTGCAAGCTCAACGTTGGTCTTTAATCAGTTTCCAGAAATTTTGGTTAAATTGAATTTTGGTCAGCATGAGTATTACGCAGCAACTGCAACAGCATAAGGAGCTAAATAATGGCTATTTCACGCGCACAACTACTTAAAGAACTCCTCCCCGGACTGAATGCTTTGTTTGGCATGGAATATGGTCGCTACGGCGAAGAGCATAAAGAAATCTACGAAACTGAGAAATCAGAGCGTAGCTTTGAAGAAGAGACCAAGCTTGCTGGTTTCTCCGCTGCTCCCGTCAAGAACGAAGGTTCTTCCATTGCTTATGACAATGCGCAAGAGGCGTTCACAGCACGCTACAACCACGAAACCATTGCCTTGGGTTTCTCAATCACTGAAGAAGCGATTGAAGATAACTTGTACGACAGCTTGTCTGCTCGCTACACCAAAGCCTTGGCCCGTGCAATGTCTTACACCAAGCAAGTCAAGGCAGCTTCTGTTTTGAACAACGGCTTCTCCGCTAGCTACGTAGGTGGCGACGGTGTTGCTCTATTCAGCACTGCTCACCCCTTGGTTTCTGGTGGCACCAACAGCAATCGCCCAACTACCAACGCTGACTTGAACGAAACTTCATTGGAAAATGCAGTTATT